CGGGAGTATAGTCCAAGGTGCTTGGACGATGCAATACCCATCACGCTTGGACGGACAGCCGAGGCCTTTTCGTGCAGATTGAAGGCATGGCAGAGGTCGGCATCGGCACGTCCCCGGAGGCAATAAGCCTGCGTATGCGCGCACTTAGGATCGTCATGGAAGATCCTCAGTTAGCGGGCACGCGAGGGCAGGCCGACTTTGCCCGCTGGCTGGGCATCAACAAGCAGACCTGGGGCAATTACGAGAAGTCGGGTCTGCGCCCCGGCATTGACGAGGCGCAGAAGATCGCCAAGAGGACCGGCGTCACCTTGGACTGGATCTATATGGGGGATCCTCGTTTCCTCCCCCTGAGCCTTGGCGGTCGCTTGGAAGAGAGCCTTCTTGCTCTTGCGTCTGGGGATCAATCTCCACAGTCGGAACGCCGTCGCGCGTAACCAGCTTCAGGGCCACCGGTCTTGGACGAACCGGTCTTTCCGGCTCCCCCATCAGAAACGATCCCACCAACTCCTGCGCGAGGCAGAGAATGCGCTGTGCCGCGTCCGTATCATCGGGCAGCAGTGAAGCGACATGAAAAGCCTGGCGGCGAAGCCACCGTTCATACTCTCGCTCTGGCATCATGTGGGCCTCCTTAGAGAGTGACCGGTTGCCGTTTTGTTCCGCTCGTTATTTCGAGCCACCCTCTAGGGATAGCTTCCTACATGAGCGGGAATTTCCGCAAGAGGGAATCTGATTAAATTTGCGTGCGGTCCAAGCTACTTGGATTTTCTCTTGACATGCGTCCAAGCAGCTTGGATACTGTCTCCATCAACACGGAGACGACACCATGTCCGCCGTTACCTATTCCGAACCCCAGGGTCACGCCCCGCGTTCCCGCACTCCGGTCAAGGATGCGCAGGAAGAGCTGATCTACCGGCTCACCACAATGCGCTTCATGGACTTCAGCCCGGATGCTCTTCCGGGTGAGTTCAAGGACATGCTGGAGAGCTTCAACAAGCTCAACGCGGCGGTTACCGAATTCGGCCAGAAAGTGGGTGCTGAAATCCAGTCCATCGTCGGCTCGTCCATGCTGTCGGATGAGGAGATAGCCAATAGCGGCGCCGACCTCTTCGACGCCCACCGCTATGCGCTGGAAGCCCATTTCACCGAGCAGGAAGACGAGATTTGGGAGGCGCACGACCGCCAGCCCGCGCTTGCCCTGCCGAGCTTCGACCGGTTCCGGGAGGCTTCGTGATGCGCGCCCTCTGGCATCTCACGGGCGGCTTCCCGATGCGCTGCGTCGAACACCTCCCCAACAGCTTCACCGGCATGGACCTCTACGAAGACCGCCTTGGGCGTCTCTGGTGGGCAGAAGGCCGGTTCGATCTCGACCGTATCTCTGCGGAGGCAGAATGATGCCCTACACGTTCAAGACCACCCTCACGCTCGACGTGTTCAACGGCTCGATCACCGAGCTTGATCTGGTCGTGATCTACACGGCCACGAAGGGAACGCCAGCCAGCTATGGCGACCCCGGTTCGCCGGACGAGATCGAGATCATCGGTCTTCGTCTCGCGAACGAGGCCAGCGCCCTGCACCTGCCCGCGTGGCTGGACGATCTGATCTGTGACGACGAGAGCCTGAAACTGAGCCTGCACACCGACTGGCAGGAACAGCGCCAGGAAGCGGCTGAATACGCCGCCGAGGCCCGCCGCGAAGAGCGCATGTTGGAGGGCCGACTGTGACCGCCGACACCGAATTCACCTTCGTCCTGACGGGCCGTGATCTGCAGGAGCTTCTCCCGGTAATTGAGCCGGCGATAGCCGCCGAGATCGAGCGCCGCCGCCGTCATGCTTCCGCTCTTCTGGAGGCCAACGTCACCGCGTTGGGCGAGATCGAACACGCCCGCGCCGACACCCTATCCACCGCCGCCGCGAAGCTTCGCCATGCCGAGCTGGTGGCCGCAAGCAAGAGGGTCGCAGCATGAGCCGCCTCCCCTCCATCGAGACGACCTGCGCTGCGCTCAACTGCGTGTTCCAGGTGTCTGTTCTCCTCTCTCTCATCGCCATGTGGAAAGGGCTGGTGTGATGAGGATCACTGAAGGCGGGTTCTACCGCACGCGAGACGGCCGGAAGGCCCACGTGACCGACAAAACCACGGTGAGCGGCCTCTGGTATGGCTGGGTGGACGGTTGCTCTGCCTACTGGAACCTCGATGGCTCCGTCTCGCCGAACTGTTCAAACCCTTCCGACCTCGTTGCCGAATGGTCTGACGAGACCGCCAAGCCCGAGCTTCCGAAGTTCGATGTCGAGAAGCTGCGGAAGGTTTGGCTGGGCAATGGACGGTGCAGCGTTGAGGTCGCCCTCCTCGCCGTCGCCAACTACGCCCGCGACATCACCCTAAACCCACCGAAAAACCCGGTGGAGGTGCTGGCCGAGAAGATCGGCGCGCTCTGGCTCGACTTCACCAACGAAGCGGACGCGGCCTCGATTGTCGCCCGCCACATCCTCGAAACCTACCCCGACGCACACGAGAGGCTGTGAGATGCGCCCCAACGAAATCTCAGAAGACGCCCTCCTTGAGATCAGCAGGGCTCAGAGGATGGCCGGAAGCCATTACGGCTACGACGTGTGGCAGCTCTGCCAGAACGTCTCCGATCTCCGCGAGAAAGCCTCTCATCCTTTCGTGGCGGAAGCCCTTCGCCCCGATCTTCCCGAACTCCTGCGCGCCCAGGCTGACCTGAAAGCCCTGATCCGCGCAGTGATGGCAACGAAGGAGAATGCGGCGTGAACAGCTTCGAGAAGCACGGTATCCGCCACCTCTCCCCCTCCAGCCTCAACCGCTGGCGCGCTGAACCAGCACTCTGGTGCTTGTCCTATCTCGGCAAGTTCTGGGATGAGGCCGGCGCCTCGGCATGGCGCGGCTCTGCCGTGGAAGCCGGTCTGGAACACTGGCTTCGCAAGCGCGATTCCGAAGCCGCCAAGCTTCACGCGATGGCTGCATTCGAGAGCAACGCGGGCGGGCTCTGCGACGACGACACCCAGGCCGAGCGCGAAAACGTACCCGCCATGCTCGCCGTCGCCATCGAGAGCATGGGCGAGCCGCCCGAGCTTCTGGCAACGCAGCTTCGCATCGAGTGCATGCTGGACGGCATCCCGGTGCCGGTGTGCGGGTATGTGGATTTTGCTTTCGATGGTTTCGACCTCGATCTGAAAACCACGAAGGCCTGCCCCTCCACGCCGAAGCCCGATCACGCCCGCCAAGTCGCGCTCTACCGCTACGCCCGCAACCGGGAGGGGGGACTGCACTACGTCACGGGCAAGAAGCATGCCCGCTACATGATCTCGGATGAGGAGGTCGAGCAGCATATCGCGGCCATGCGCCGGGATGCGCTCGCCCTGCAGAACTTCCTCGCCCGCCACGAAACCGCGTCCGACGCCATCCGCAGCCTTCCCTGCAACACGGATGGCTGGCTGTGGAATGACCGTTCGATCCGGGCGCTCTCTGACATGTGGGAGGCCGCGTGATGGCTAAGGACATCTTCAAGGAACTCTGCGCCCCCTTCCCGCCCGAGGCCGTGAGCTGGCGGGTCGGCTCTACCACGCAGGATAAGAAGCGCGGCATGGCGCTGGCCTTTATCGACGCGCGCGACGTGATGCAGCGCCTGGATGATGTGGTTGGCCCCGCAAACTGGCAGTGCCGCTATCCGCACGCCAACGGCAAGACCGTGTGCGAGATCGGCATCAAAATCGGTGAGGAGTGGATATGGAAGGCTGACGGCGCCGGCGACACCGATGTCGAGAAGGAAAAAGGTGCGCTCTCGGACGCCTTCAAAAGAAGCGCCGTCAGGTGGGGCATAGGTCGCTATCTCTATGACCTCGAAAGCCCTTGGGTGGAGCTTGTCCCCGCCGGCCGTTCCTATGCGATCAAGCCGAGCGAGCATGAACGCCTTCGCAAGATCCTGCCCGCGAAAATCGACGGGGCAGAAGATGAGGGCGAGCCGAGCGACCGAGCCGAGGTCTACACCCAAGCCGCCGTTCAGATCATCGGCAACTTCACCGGCACCGAGCGGCAGTTGCGCGACTGGTGGAATGACGAGAGCAAGACGCGCCGCGATAACCATCTCGGCCAGGTCCATGTGGACATCCTGCTCGGCAAGCTTCGCGAGCGCATCGACTTCCTGAACGGACAGGTCGAGGAGAATGCCGCGTGACCCGCGCGCTCCTGATCCTCTCCACCGAACGCGAACGCCGCAAGGCTGTCGATTGGGTGTCGAAAGCCCCCGATGGGACGCGGCTGGAGTTCAAGGCTCCGCGCCGCTCGCTGCCCCAAAATGACCGCATGTGGGCGATGCTCAGTGACGTGGCGCAGCAGAAGGAGCATTGCGGCCGGCGCTACACGCCCGACCAGTGGAAGGTGCTCTTCATGCACGCCTGCGGGCGCGAGGTGCAGTTCGTCCCGTCACTGGATGGCTCAACCTTCATTCCGTGGGGCCAATCGTCTTCTGACCTCTCCAAAGCCGAGATGAGCGAGCTGATCGAGTTCATCTTCTCCTGGGGAGCCGAGAACGGCGTCCGCTTCCATGATGATGCGGAGGCGGCATGACCCCGATGCTCACCATTCACGCCGCCGCACGCTGGCTTGAGCGCGTTGAGGGCATGGATGCAGCAGAAGCGGTTGCCGCCGCGCCCGTGCTCTATGGCGAAGTCTGCGCGAAGGTGCTCCACCCCGCTATTTGCGAAGCCATCCGACAGAAGGCGTCCGCCATTCATATCCCGCCGATTTGGCTGGTGATCGAGAGTGGCCGGATCGTCACGGTGTTGGGTGAGGGCCAGAGGCCGAAGAACCGTGCGCGCAAGCGTGCTGTGGAGATCGCAGCATGACCGGCCGCTCCACTCCCGAATGGATCGGCAAGACGGCCGATTCCGTCATCCCGCCTCGCGTGAAGCTCCGCGTCTTCGAGCGCGCGACCGGTTGTTGCCAGAAGTGCCAGCGCAAGATCGCCGCTGGCGACAAGTGGCAGGCGGATCACGTCATTGCCCTGACCAATGGCGGAGAGAACCGCGAGAGCAACCTGCAGTGTCTCTGTGACTGGTGCCACAAGCGGAAGACGGCCGGCGACGTTGCTGAGAAAAGCAGCGTTCGCCAGCGCGCCTTGAGCCATCGCGGCATCAAGAAGCCGAGCCGCATGCCCGGCAGCCGCAACTCCCCTTTCAAAATCAAGCTGGACGGAACGGTGATCGACCGCCGAACCGGCCTTCCTCTTACGAGGTGATGAAGATGAGCGAGAAGAAACAGGCTTTCAGCCGACACAAATGTCACGACTGCGGCGGTCACGGCTTGGTCCTCAACACCTACACCGGAGAGCCCGACGAATGCCCCCATTGCGAAGGCGGATGGGTAGTTCGGGTTCGTAAGCCTCGCGCCCTCCACCTCGCCCGCGAAGGAGACAGCAATGGTTGAGCGGAAGACGCCAGAGGCACTGATCGCGGAATACGAAGCGGCGTATCTGGCCGTGAACGGTGAGCGGTTGCCCTACGTCGTCACCTATGACCGGGGCTGGTTCCACCTTCGCGCCATTGGCCGGTGGGGACAGCCACATCGCCGTCGCCGGAAGGACATCGAGCACATGATCTCCAACCTCAATTTTCTCACCCGCGAAGGAGTCCAGCCATGACCGCTGATCTGAACCGGGAGGGGCTGGAAGCTTGGCGGCGTGAGGCTGCGAAGTTCGCGCCCAATGCCCCGAAAGCCTTGGCCGCCTCCTTTGAAGAAATCGGCATCCAGGCCATCCGCGCCTACATGTCCACCCTTCCCGCCGATGGTCTGATGGAGGCGCACCCCGACGACGAGGCCGTGGATCGCTTCGCCGTCTTCATGAAAGCCAAGCTCAAATACGAGCGCGAGCACGGCAAGGATGGTTGGGACGACCCGGACCTTTGTAGCACGGAATTCCTCGCGTCAGAGCTTGTTCGCCACCTCGGTAAGGACAACCCCGGCAATCTGGAGGACATCGCCAACTTCTGCATGATGCTTCACCAGCGCGGCGCGCATCCTCGCGTAATTGCCGAAGCCCTCCGCGCCCAAGCCCCGGCTGGCGGGGATGGGGAAAAGCCGCGAACGCCGCTTTCCCGATCTCAGGTCTTTCTCCTCGATTGGCTTGGCCGCGAGGATTGGAGCTCTCTCGGAGAATGCAAGGGTGCTGACCTCGACGAGCTGATCGCTCGCGGCCTCGCGGTTCTCGCCGCTCCGGATCCTGTCCGTGGCGAAGACTTCCG